CTTGGGATGAGTTCGATTTTAGACTAGGGGTTGAGTACAAGGGAACAGTCCCGGAACCAGCAGATGCTTGATTGTTCACAGCTCTTATAATGGCAGCCTTTGTAGCATTCTGCTACTTTAAAAACAAACAAGGAGAAAAATAACTATGGACTCATACGGAAAAGGAAGCTGCGGAGAAAAAGTTCCCGGCAAAAAAGGAAAAGGTAAGTGCTAATGCCACCAGAAAAATACAGTGAAAAACAGAAAAAGCTAGCTCGTATTGCTATGCCTAGGGATAAAATAACTGCTGCGGATTTAGAAGCTTTAAGGGGCAAGGAAAAGAAGAAGAACACTTAACATTATGGACTTAACTAAACGTCAGAAGGATACTTTAAAAAAGCATTCCGTACATCACAGCGATAAACATATGAACTTTATGAGGAGACTTATTAAGGAGGGTTCTACTTTTTCTGAAGCTCATACAAAAGCAATGAAGAAGGTAGGTAAATAATGGCTAAGATTTGTAAAAAAGGAATTGCTTGGGCTCGTCGTACTTTCGACAAGTACCCTAGTGCGTACGCAAATATGGCGGCTAGTAAGTACTGTAAAGACCCGAATTACGCAAAGGGTTCTAAACGCAAAAAGAAATAACATTATGAGTGAAGGTAAATACGGAATAAGAAAAGACATAAAAGATTTGTACGGCAAAAAAACAGCTATTCAATATGCCAAGGATGTTAAGTCATCAACAGCTTTTCCGGGTGCTCAAGATTTAAGAAGAAATTTGTCTAATCCGGAAATAAAAGTAAAAAGCATTAAGGGAAGTTCTCCATACAAATCTTCAGAGGCTTACAAAATTACTACACCATCTGTAAGGCGAGAAGCAGAAGGCAGATTAAGAACTATTCAAAAACAAGCTGCTGGCAGATACACACGAAAAGTTGCGAAAGAAGCTGCTGCAACCGCCGCAAAAACTTTAAAAAATTTATCAAAAGCAACTAAAGCAACTGGAATAGGTATGGCTATTGAGTTAGGAACTGAAACTTTAAAATCCAAAAATCTTCAAAATAAAATTTCTAAAAGTAGAAAAGAATTAAGATTACAGAATGCTAAAAGAGGTTAAATAATGGGTGAGCTTGCAAACTGGAGAAAACAAAACTGGGTACGCATCGGCATTGATGGGTCGATTAAAGGACCTTGCGGAACTTCAAAAAACAAGAAGAACCCAGATCGGTGCCTTCCAATGGCTAAGGCCAAGAGTCTTACAAAGTCCGAAAGGGCTGCAACAGCTAGAAAGAAAAAAGCTGGAGGATCACAAGGAAAACAATTCGTATCCAACACACCCAAAGCAAAAGTAAGAAAAGCATAATGGCACTTAAGTACACATATAATTCCGATGGCAGCATCAAATCAGTTGTAAGCGACCAAATGGGTACAGATGCCCCTATGGCTTTGCCATCTTATATGTATGCAAATAATCAAGCACCTACCCCATCCGCTAATGCCGTTATGGGTGCTTTGTTGGGTAACAAAATGGAAGATCCGTTTACCGGATCCTTAAATCCAAGGACATTCGATGATTTTAAGAAATTTATATCTACTAATAAAAATAATTTTACAAGAGACTTTGGTAAAAAAGAAGGATTAAAAAGATTTAATCAAGTGTTAAATCAAGTGCAAGAAGGTATTTTTGATCAATTATCTCCCGAAGAAGCTAAGTATGTGGATGATGTAAAAAACAATAAAATTAATTTATAATGGCAGACAAAGACAAAATGAAGTGCAACGTACCCCGCCGAGAAGTTCAAGGCGGTAAGAAGTTTGTTGTGAAAGCTTGCCAAGATGGTAAAGAAAAGATTGTTCGTTTCGGAGATGCGAATATGACAATCAAGAAGAATCGTCCAGCTCGTAAAAGAAGCTACTGTGCACGTAGTGCTGGTATCAAGGGCGGTAAGGGAAAACTTTCAGCTAACTATTGGTCAAGGAGAGCTTGGGACTGTTAAATGGCTAGGTATGATACGTACTCATCCGGTGACGATAGAATCATCGAGGACTTGGACAGTGGCTACATTGGGTTCAATAATCGCCTACGTCCGGACCAGCTTGTTAAGGGTATCCTAGCGGATAGTCAAAATGGTAGACTTGCCGTAAATGGTGAGTGGCAGACTAGGAAAGGTATAAGCAACTTCAAGGCTCCGTTGGCAACTGGAAGTGCTGCACTAACATTAGATTTTTACTTGATGGATGCTAACATTACTACAAACTCCGTAGCAGTTACAAGTAATGAATTAATTTTAAATTTTTCTTCAGCTCACGGATTAGGAACTTCCGGAAGTGGTCAAGTCCAATTGGACACAAGTTCCCTAACTGTTAGCCCAGCTACTGCGTCCGGTTTGTACACAGCAACTGTAGTAGACGCGGACACTATAAAATTAACGGATAAAACTTACAGCTCTGCTAGTGGTAGTGTAGTTGTAACTAAACCATCATTAGCTGATACAGCCGTCAATGAAGTCTATGGTTCTTGTATATTCTCGGATCCTAACGCTAACTCAGAGAGTTATATACTCCTAGCCGCAAACAGTAAAGTAGTAGCCGTAAAGGTATCGGACCCTAGTACTACATATGATTTAGCATATCCCGGAACTGAAACTGTATCTACTCAAATAGATATGATACAAGCATTTAATAAAGTATTTATATTTAGAGATGGGGACACAGCAATGAGCGTAGACCTAGCTACTAATAATATTACTGGATCCCCGGCATTTGCACTTGTCGAAAAGGGAGCTTTTACTTATCCATCAGCTCAGTTAACAACAGCCTTTGAAATAACAAAGGGCGAAGCAAAAGGAACTAAAGCAAGCCACGGATATGTTAGTGGTGATGCTATCCGAGTATCAGTCGTAGGACATAGTGGTTTGACTCTAAATGATACATTTACGGTCTCAAGAGTTGACGGTGATGATTTTTTCTTTTTCGTAGATAACGCTCCAGACCTTCTTTCAATTACTTCCAATGAGCCTACGTTTATAAAAGAACTTCCTTTAGAGTTAGGATTTGTACATATGCCAGCTCCGAAGTACGGTGTTTATCATCAGCGTAGGCTAGCGGTTCCATTTAGATATGCTTTGTCTAGTACAGAAACAATTACGGACCGAAAAATATTTGATGAAATAATTTTATCCGACATAGATGATTCGGACACTTACCAACACCTAGAAGGGCAGTTTAGATTTAATGCCGGTAAAGCGGACTTTAATGTAGGTATGCACTCATTCTCGGACGATAAGCTGATTGTGTTCAATAGAAACAGTATACACATTGTTATTGGTTCCGAAGATTTATCGACCTCTAAAAGTCAATTACTTACTGACGAGGTTGGATTAGTAGCTAGACGCTCTGTTATTCAAGTGGGTAATCAAGTGCTTTTCCTATCCGACAACGGTGTGTACGGAGCTAACTTTATTGACTTGTACAATCTTCGCGGAAATGAAGTACCACTATCTGAAGCTATTCAAAAAACTATTGACCGCATAAACAAGGACGCGGCTGAGAACGCAGTAGGTATTTATTTCGACAATCGTTATTACTTAGCTGTACCTCTAGATGGTTCATCTACAAACAATGCTGTTATTATATACAACTTTTTAAATAAAAGTTGGGAATCTGTAGATAAGGTAAACAGCTCTGGTTTTGAGTTTACCAACTTGTTAGTAGCTGGTAGTGGAAGTAAACGCGGTGTTTATGTAACTAACACAGATGGTGGTATCCACAAGCTGGAGACAGAGGCTGATGGTATTGACAGAGTTATTACAGCAATCGGCGGAAGTGCCGGAATTGATAGAGTAGAAGGTTCTGCTACAACAAGGATGTTTACACTTAATTCAATAGACAGAAAAAAATGGAATAATTTTGAGCTTCAGTTGCAGTCCAGTGCTGATAACGTGTCTGATATGAACATATCCGGTATAACGGAAAATGTTGACTCCGAGCCAGCCTTGGACTTAAAGACAGCTAGTTTTTATCTAGGTTCTAACATACCGGCGGACGAAGATGTTTCTATAAGGGGGCGTATAGGAAATAAAAGAGCTTACGGATTTCAGATGGTTTTAACTAACACATTGGGTAGACCACGTGTCCGAGCCGTCAAGGTAGCCGGAGCTGAGACATTCAGATCGACAAGTAGTGTACAATAGTAATAAATAGATTTATAATATATTATGGCAGTTTTAAGTAAAGGAACAACTTTTGGTGCAACCGAACAAGTTACATCATCTAAGTTAAATAATCTAGTAGATGACGGTACATTTGTTACCGGAGGTAGCGGAACTTGCGTAAGTGGCGGAGGGATAGAGGTCACTAGCGGAGGTCAACTTCAAATCAAGGACGGTGACATAGCTACCGTAAAAATTGCAAATGATGCTGTTGACAAAACTAAAATAGATTTCATCGCTGATGATTTAGCTACTACAGATACCCATATATTAATTGCGGACGGAACTGATTTTCATAATAAAGCAGTATCCGGAGATATTACCATTACCAACGCTGGTGTAGCTTCTGTATCGGCTAGTACAGACTTACCAGATGGGGTAGATGCAGTTACACAATCTGCATCAAACAATTCAACTAAAGTAGCTACAACCGCTTATGTTGATTCTCAAGTTAATTTAGCTCCTTCACGAGTTGCAGTTTATACGGGGTCTGATATATCCCAAACTACTTCCGGAGACCCTACTTACACCCTTACGGAAGTTTCAGACCCTAGTTCAATAGGAACTGTCAGCGGTAGCACGGTTACTGTTAGTGCTGGTTATTATTCCGTAGCGGCAACATTTTCTCTTAAAAATACTACTAATTCAAGCGGTAATTATACTGGTCAAATCGTGACTAACATAAACAGTGCGGGTGAATCTGCTCAAGAGTTTGGACAAGCTACACCCGTTACCTCTAGCGGTTCAAGCTCTTTCCAAACAAGAGAAATAAAACCAGTTACCATTGATGCTTCCGCGGGAAGTACCACCATTCGACTTAAGTTTTTAAAAGTTAACACCGCTACTTGTCAGACAGAAAAAACAATCTTGTATATAACTAAATTAACTTAGTATGAAAAACTTTTTAATAGAACTATTCCGTCCTTTGGACACCCTTATCTTCAACCACCTTGTTCGCATAGGTGGTATAAAACCGTTTTTAAATTTCCTAGCACCTATCGTGGGAAAT